CCACTTCAAAATGGAACAAGACTTGGAGATCATCCTGAAATTATAAAAGGCTTTGCAAAAATAGCAAACATGATGTCTGAGGATAAAATTTTATCAACTGAAAGCGAAAATGTTAATGTAGCTAAAGATTTACAATCTGAAATCGCTACTATTATGAATGATCGCAAAGGACCTTATTGGAATAGACAGCATCCCGATCACGATAAATCGGTGCAACAAGTTTATACTTTAAGAGAGATGGCTAATAGTAATAAATAATTTTAAATCCCTTGTGTTATGATTAAATTTAATGTAAGGGATTTAGTATAAGACAATTCGATAAGAACCTTATTGATTGCAAGAAATAATACTGCGGTCTAACAGACCTTAAATGCAAGAGATGCCTATCTATCAGATGGAGAACCTTTCTGAATTTTTTAATAATAACAATAATAATGGAGACAAATTATGTCATCACAAATAACAACAGCATTTGTTCAGCAGTATTCTGCTAACATTCAAATGTTGTCCCAACAAATGGGATCATTATTAAGAGACAAAGTCAGAAGCGAAAGCGTTGTAGGCAAAAATGCTTATTTCGATCAAGTTGGCTCAGTTACTGCTCAGCTAAAAGCGAGTAGACATTCGGACACTCCTCAAATAGATACACCTCACTCAAGAAGAAGAGTATCTCTTGCGGATTACGAATTTGCTGATCTAATAGATCAACAAGACAAAGTACGTCTTTTAATTGACCCGACATCAACTTATGCTCAAGCCGCTGCTATGGCAATGGGAAGAGCTATAGATGATGTTATCATTGCTGCTGCAACTGGTACTGCCTACACAGGTGAAACTGGTGCAACATCAACTTCAGCTCAAACAGCTATTGCTGCTGGTGGAACTGCGTTAACTATTGCAAAATTAAGAACTGCTAAGCAGACTTTTGATTTAGCTGATGTTGACCCTTCTATCACTAGACATATCGTTGTTGGTCCTGAACAAATAAATGATCTCTTAGGAACTACTGAAGTTTCAAGTTCAGATTTTAACACAATCAAAGCATTGGTTAATGGTGAAATTGATACGTTCTTAGGATTTAAATTTACTACATCAAATAGACTTGCAAAATCTGGTAATGACAGAACTTGCATAGCCTTCGCAGAAGATGGAATCACTCTAGGAATCGGAAAAGATATTTCCGCAAGAATAGACGAAAGAGCTGATAAATCTTATGCCACTCAAGTGTACTACTGCCAAAGCATTGGTGCGACTAGAATGGAAGAAGCTAAAGTTCTTGGTGTAATATGCGTGGAAGCGTAATAATAATAATAGGAGAATATAAATGACAACTAAAAATACAGACTTGGTAGCTAATTTCGAAGCTAGTCCACAAGTCGCTAATAATGCTGCCGAATTGGCTGGTGTTCTTAGAACTGCTCACGGAACAGTAGAGCTTGCCGCTGGAGACAGTACGGATAACGACATTGTTATGTTAGCACCTATTCCTAGTAATGCGGCTGTACCACAATTATTTGTTGGTTCAGACACATTCGGGGGTTCGTGTACTTTCAATGTTGGTCTCTATACATCAGCTGGTGTAGTAAAAGACGAAGATGTTTTTGCAACATCCGTAGCTGATGCTGGAGCAATGACTGACGTTAGGTTCGAAGTTGCTGATCTAAATACTGGTTCTAAAAAGTTATGGGAACTAGCTGGAGACAGTACAGATCCTGGAGGATACTTCTATGTTGCAATTACTTTTAATGCAACTGGTGGTACTGGCGGATCATTAAATTGGAATATTAACTACATAGTAGATTAATATAAAAGAATTTTAGGCGGGAAGCGGGAGACTTAATCTCGCCTAGAGTGCATGAAACAAATTAAAGATTTAAAACCTGTATTACATTTTAAAAAAAATGATTATGTTTATAGGTATGTGTTAGTAGACCGCTTTAAAAATGATGCTAAGTATCATTATGGTTTTGACACAAAAGAAGAACGAACAGAACAAGAAATATTTGCTTTATTAAAAGATAGACAAATACGAAGAAAATATATTATAAAGGATTAATATGGCATCAGTAGTTGGAATTTGTAATGGAGCATTAAATCAATTAGGTGGAACAACAATCCTTTCCCTAACAGAAGATTCAAAAAACGCAAGACTTTGCAATTCAAGATACACACAAGTTAGAGATGCTTTATTCAGAACACACCCCTGGAATTGTTTACAAAAAAGAATTGCTGTCGCAGCAGACGTTGCTACTCCTGCTTGGGGTTTTTCTTACCAATATACTTTACCTGCTGATTGTTTAAGATTACTTAGAATATTAGATTACGATTCAAATTATAAAGTTGAAGGTAGAAAAGTATTAAGCAACGCATCAAGTATGAAAATTTTATACGTTGCACGAATTACAGATCCTAATGAATATGACGAATTATTAAGAGAAACATTATCCTCATCACTTGCTGCCGATATTGCTTTTTCAATTACATCCAACAATAATACAACTCAAAATATGTGGGAATTATTTAAAGAAAAATTAAGAGATGCTAGATTTGTGGATTCAACTGAAGGACAGAATATAGATCAAGACCTCGGCATGACAGATGTTATTGATGCTGGTACTTTTATAAACTCAAGGTTTTAATCTATGGCTAGAGTTGCAGTTCAACTAACGAACTTTACGGGTGGTGAATTATCTCCACGATTAGACGGGAGAACTGATCTTACAAAATACACATCAGGCTGTTCAACTTTAGAAAATTTAGTTGTTTATCCTCATGGTGCTGCCGCAAGGAGACCAGGCTCAACTTTTGTTGCCGAAGTTGCAGACAGCGATAACAAAACAAGATTAATTCCTTTTGAATTTTCAACAACACAAACTTATATGTTGGAGTTCTCAAATTTAAAAATAAGATTCTATAAAGATAATGGTTCAATTTTAGAAGGTGATAAAACAATAACAGGAATTACTCAAGCTAATCCTGCTGTGGTTACTTCTAACTCACATGGTTATTCTAATGGAGATGAAGTTGTTATTACTGCTGTCGTAGGAATGACACAGGTTAATGGTAAAAGATTTTTAGTTGCAGGTAAAACAACAAACACTTTTCAATTAACAGATAAAGATGGAACAAATGTAAACAGCACAGGTTATACTGCTTATAGTTCAGCAGGAACAATTAATAAAGTTTATGAAATTGTTACTCCTTATACAACAGCTCAACTGTTTGATATTAAGTTTGCACAATCTGCTGATGTTATGTACATCACGCATCCTTCTCACGAAGTAGAAAAACTATCTCGGACAGCTCATACTACTTGGACATTAACTGATGTTGATTTTACCAATGGACCATTCATGGATGTTAATACAACAGCAACCACTTTAACACCAGCTTCTGCTGGAGTAGGAACAGGTGTTAACATTACTGCATCCGCAATTACAGGAATTAATGGTGGTGCAGGTTGGAAAACAACTGATGTGGGTAGACAAATTTATTTTAATGCTGGTTATGCAACAATCACAGCAAGAACAAATACTACAGTTGTGGTGGTTACTATTACTACAGCCTTTACTAACACTAATGCTATTACTGCTTGGCAACTAGGATCATTTTCAGATACCACAGGTCATCCTTCTTGCGTTACCTTTTTTGAACAGCGATTAGTTTTTGCTGGAACAACAGATCAACCTCAAACCATATTCTTTTCTAAATCAGGTGATTATGAAAACATGGATGAAAATATTGGTGGAACAATAGCTGATGATGATGCTATCGTTTATACGATTGCTTCTAACCAAGTTAATGCTATTCGTTTTATGACAGCAACAAGAACTTTAATTATTGGTACAGCAGGGGGTGAGTTTACTGTATCAGGCGGTGGTACAGATAGTGCAGTTACTCCAACAAATATTTTAATTAAGAAACAATCTAATCATGGCTCTGCAAATGTAGATGCAATAGCTGTAGGCAATGCAACATTATTTTTACAACGTGCTAAAAGAAAAATAAGAGAACTAGCTTATAACTTTGATGTAGATGGTTACACAGCACCTGATACAACTATCCTTGCCGAGCATATTACTGAAGGTGGATTAACACAAATTGCTTATCAACAAGAACCTAATCAAATTCTTTATGGAGTTAGAAGCGATGGTGAATTAATAGGATTAACCTATCAAAGAGAACAAGTAGTTATGGC